GAATGGTGCAAATACTTTTTGATGATTTGTTGCTCCAGTTAATGAAGATAAATTATAATCGTATTCAGAATCTCCTATTTGGAAATATTGAATATTGAAATCACCTTTAGCAATTGCTTTTCTACCTCTATTTGTAATCCTTGCTGATAGGTATTCTGAATTATTACTGTTTAAAAAACTCATATGTTATAAATATCTTTGTTTAATTTATGTTACTTGTTCTAATTTGGCTTGTACTATGGTTTGTGAACCGTCAGAAATTGCACTTACTGTCCAATCTGTTACATTATACACCCCAACAGGTAATATAAATGTTGTATATGAAGCGTTTCCTTCGCCCGTACCACTTAAAGGTGTTGCTCCCTGACCTGCAAAATCTGGTGAAATTGAACTTCCGTTAACGGTTATTGATGTATCAGATCTATATCCACTTATAACCCATGTACTTAATTTTATTGTCACAGTATTATATGTAACCGTAATAGTTGTGCCACTTGTTTCTGTTGTGGTTAAAGCGGCCCCACTTGGTCTACTCGCACTAATTAGAGACGTTGAAAAAGTTGCAACTCCTTCACAACCCATGAATCCTGTTGATGTTATTGCGTATAAAGTACCACCTGGATTAGTATATGTATTAACATTAGTAATTACCCATACATTACCACCGGGTGTTGTAACTTTTTGATCAATTGCAAATTGTCCTTCAGGATATTCTTCTGAATATGCCACAGAACTATCTGAACAATTGGTTAATTGATACCAAACACTTACCGGAGTTGATGTTGGTGTTGGTGGTGGTATTGTCGACGTTGGTGTAGGTGGTATATCGGTAGCCGTTGGTGTAGGAGTTGGTGTGGATGTACTAGTCGGTGTAGGGGTTGGTGTGCTAGTTGGTGTAGGGGTTGGTGTGCTAGTTGGTGAAGGTGATGGGGTTGGTGTAGGGGTTGGAATACCGCTAATTGATATCATTTGATTTAATGACGATAAATTACAAGTATGTCCACTAACCATTCTATTTGGTTCAACGTAAATAAAATTAGTACTACCTAATGTTAACCCCGTTACGTAAAGTCCTGTTCCATCAAAACTAGTATGTAAAACATCTTGATAATCTGGTAATGCTGTGCAACTATTTTTATTATTGGTGGTGCATCCCGATAAGTTAAAACTTAGTAAAGAGTTTCCTCTTGTTCCCAATTTAACATATGTATTAAATGTAGCCATATTCTATAAATAGTATTATATAGAATTTAAATAAAAAACCCCTTATAATAAAGGGGTTTTAATATTGCTTTTATGTTTTAATATTAACAAGGTTGTGATGCTGCTGGGTTACCAATAACAGCACTTGAAGAGTTAATTTCATAAACTTCTCCGATTCCGCCTTGATAACCATTAACATAAACAAAATTATAACTACTATATAATGTTAATAATTCTTCATCTTGATATAATGTTATAAATTTAGCCCCTCCGGTTACATAATGAGTATCATAATCAGATTGTGATATATAAACCTGATTAAATATACTAGTTCCTGGACATGTAGATGTCTCAGTCATTCCTAAAATAAAATCATTATCTAATAAAACTCCAGATGCACCAGCCGTTGCTGTAGGTGTAGGTGTTGGAGTAACACTCCATGTATCTGTAGTTGTACATGTACCTGTACTAGCAACTGTTCCTCCCGTTATTGTATCATTGATATTAGTTACAGTGTGTCCTGTTAATAACTGTTGTTTAGTTATTCCCGTGGCAATAGATACACCGTTCAATGCACCTCCACTTGTTGTTCCTGAAATATTAAATGGGCCCGCATCCGTTGATGCAGATCCTCCTGTTAATGTAAATGTTACTGTCATATGTTTTGTTTCTTTTTATAAATATCTGTTTATTTTGTTTTTCTATTTTGTTATGAACAGAAAGATATATCTGATACCAATCCAGTTCCAGAAACTCTTCCCACAAATGGTAAACTTGCAGGTGCACCTCCCTCACTTCTATAATATGCATGGAATTCACTTTCTCCAACGTATCCATTTGTTAAATTGATATCGGTGAAAAACTGTATCACATTACCAGGTGCTGCAGTTGCCGCATAAACTTCAGTGTAGAAATCCATACTCGCATTATCACAAGCATTAATTGATTGTGTATATGAAGGACCTAATTGATATTGATAAGATGTTACAGGTTCAGGCGTAGCTGTCGGGTCCGGTGGTACATCTGTCGATGTTGGTGTTGGTGGTATAGGTGTACTAGTTGGTGTTGCAGTTGGTGGTACTGGTGTACTAGTTGGGGTTGGGGTTGGTACTGTATTATCACATGTTTGACAAGACCCTCCTTGTGATGCTGTATTTTGACTACCGCTATGGAATATTTGTCTATAATTTCCGTCATATGATAACCAATAATTTGTTGTAGCTAATCCTGTAAAATAGTTACTTGTGTAAACTGTGGTATTACAGAATGTAGATCCGTTAAGTTGAACACTTATCGGTGTTCCTCCGTTACATGCCAAATAACCCGATGGTTGGGATGTGTGAATATTAACACTTATTGTTGGTATAGATGTTGGTGTAGGGGTTGGGGTTTCTGTTGGTGTTGCAGTTGGTGGTACTAGCGTACTAGTAGGTATAGGTGTACTAGTTGGTGTTGGTGGTACTGGTGTACTAGTTGGTGTCGGTGTTGGTGGTACTGGTGTACTAGTTGGGGTTGCTGTTGGTGGTACTGGTGTACTAGTTGGGGTTGCTGTTGGTGCCGGTGTTGCAGTTGGTGGAACAGGTGTACTAGTTGGTGTTGCAGTTGGTGTTGGGGTTGGTGTAATGACGTTTACGGTAATATCAAACGCACAATTAGGTGTTGCAGTTGGTGTTGGTATTGGTGTACTAGTTGGTGTTGCAGTTGGTGGTATAGGTGTGCTAGTTGGTGTTGCGGTTGGTGGTACCGATGTACTAGTTGGCGTTGGCGTAGCTGATATTATATCAACAGTAACATCAAATAAACAGTTAGGGGTTGCAGTTGGTGGTATAGGTGTGCTAGTTGGTGTTGGGGTTGGTACTATAGGTGTGCTAGTTGGTGTTGGTGTGGGTATTATAGACGTACTAGTCGGCGTAGGGGTTGCTGTGACAATATCTACATCGACATCAAATAAACAGTTAGGTGTGGCAGTTGGTTGTATAGGTGTACTAGTTGGTGTAGGTGTCGGAGTTGGAGTGGCGGTTACGATGTCTACATCAACATCAAATAAACAGTTAAGTGTACCTGTTGGAGTTGGGGTTGGGCTAGGTGTTGGAGTTGGTGTTGCTGTAACAACGTCAACGTTAATATCGAACATACAATTAACGGTTCCCGTTGGAGTTGGGGTAGGTGTTGCTGTTATTATAACAGTATCGATATCAAATACGCAATTAGGGGTTCCTGTTGGTGTAGGAGTTGGGGTGGCGGTAACAATAATTGCGTCAACATTAAATGCGCAATCAAGTATAACCGCATTTACTTCAAATATACAATTAGGGGTTGGTGTGGGAGTTGGGGTTGGGGTTGATGTAGGTGTACTAGTTGGTGTTGGTGTAGGTGTAGGAGTTGGTGTTTCCGTTGGTGGAATATCTGTAGGTGTTGGTGTTGGAGTTGGAGTTGGGGTACTAGTTGGTGTCGTCGTAGGAGTTGGGGTTGGTCCTTCGTGGTATATGGCTGTTCCATCACTAAACGTACAATCATAAATATCTGTAAATGCCTTAGCTGTTAAATCTATAAAAATTTCATTACTACAATCATTCGGACCGTGTTTGAATGATGTTATTTTAATTTTTTCCTCTCCGTATTTATTAATGAAAATATCCGCGGATAATAGTTTTTTTCTAACTTTAGTTGGCGTTATTGTAATTCCAGTTGCACCGGTAAATGGTTGATATGAACTTATGTACCCATAATTATCAACCATCAAATCTGAATTAGTGTATTGGTTGATATATTGAATTGTATTTAAAACCGCAAATTTCCACAATTCTTTTATTTTCTCGTATCCTTCATATCCAGGATTTACAGTATTACCCGAAACAACTGTTGCATAATCACTTCCCGAACCATCGTCTTGAAATAATTTAGCACTATTTGTGTTATTAGTTTTACCCGAAACTATTACATATGTTAGATTAGAACCCGTTAATCCTGTTATTGTTGACGTGTTACCTGTTGTTCCCGAATAAACATTTCCATTTATTTCAAATGTTGGGAATATCAATATATTTCCATCGTACTTATATTCTCCTATTTGATTTACCTCCGCTTTAATACTATTATCGTATTCGTCAATAATGTCTTCAAAATAATAGGTATAACCAGACCCACTTGGGATTTCTGGATATAAATTGTCTATAATTTCAATTGGTTGGCAGCCGTATTTGTATTGATATTTCGGTCTACCAAAAATATTATTTGAGATTAAATTACCTCCCGTCCATAATGTTGTTGATGGTATAATTTGATCTACAACACTTGTCCAATATGGACTCATTTTTTCAATGAATAAATTAATGTCAGGAAAAGTATATGGTACGAAACCTGTTTGTGAAATGTAATCTTGATATATGTCCTCTAATGTAATATAATTTTTTCTATACTTTATTACGTTTGAGTTTCTAATTTGTTGATGTAACATTAAATCAACGTACTCAGCAAAAGTAACGCCAGTTTGCGGTAATAAACTATTTGTACCAAATGTCAATTCAAAATCTCTTGACTTACGATATATGTCATAATCAACACCCTGTGCTGATGATAAATAAACTTCGATATTTTTTCTGTTTAATATCAAATGCGATTCATCTCCCGTAAGTTCGGTTTGTTTATTATCTATTACGGTTTCCAATTCATATCCAGTATCTAAACCAGGTAACGTTCTATATATGTTAAAATAATCTTCGCCATATGTACGTGGACTATCTTTAGTTACGACAGTTTTCGTTCTACCGGTTAATTGAAATTGGCCATCAACTGTTGTACCACTTGATAAATCTTGATCAACAATTAATGGTGATTTATGATCTTTAGTGTTATCATACCAACCAGATCCTTTTTGGAAAAATAAATCTGTTACGCCACTTACCGATTTTGGTTGTAGTGTATCAGAACTAACCGGATAACCATTTACACTTAACGATGTCGATCCTGTTGTTGTGACTGTTGAATATGAATATGTTGAGGTGTTAAACGTTGTCGTAGTTACAAGGTATTTTCCAGATATTGCCTTGAAAATATCACCTTCTAAATCGAATGACTTAGGATATGATTTTACCTTATAAACAAATTGATTAATTTTAATTAATGGTTCAGGTGCGCCTAAAAATCTTAAAAAGAATTCTAACGATTGTCTTGTACCTTTTGATTTATAAATGTGTGCTAGGTTTACCAATAATCTTCTATAAAATTCATATTCGGCATCCAATAACGAAGTACCGGAAACTAAACCTGAATATTGTTGTGACGTTTTAGTATAAAGTAATTGATCTATTGTTTTCTCGTCAATTAAATTGACGGTATCTAAACCCAGCGTGTTAGCTAAATTCTTTAATAAAATATCGGGTACGTTATTAATACCATCATAACTTACATTTCTCATGTAAGCAATGTTGTCAATATATTTTTTTACTTTATCAAACGATTGACCATAAAGTTGGAATATGGATTCCGCTTTTTTATCTGGACTGTCAAACTCAAATAATTGAGGAGATGTTAAAAATCTTACAAATAAATTAGATTTATAATCGTCAATTTCGTCAGCAATATCACTCAATTTTGTTAAGTAATCTTCGTAGTCTAATCCGGCGATTTTAATATTCCAACCATCTTTTTCCGATAATGGCCAAGTATAGTTTACCGATATCAATTCTGTTTTTGTTTCGTCAAAACTATCTCTCGGTACTTTAAAACTTGCGGTATATATTGGTGAGGTATCTCTATTAAGTAAACTTTCTTCTAAATCATCCAATCCACTAAAAAATTGTTCAACTATCCCATCATTTGGTCTAATTAAAATATTTGATGTGTACGTAGATCCCGTAAATGGTTTTCCATTAACAGTTAAAGTAATAACATTGTCTGTATTTGGTTCAACATACTTAATTATATCATATGTTTTATTATCTATACCAATAACATATTTTTGATAGTTGCTATAAAAGTCTCTTATTAAATTTGCAGATGTTTTATTATCCTTACTCTTTGGTGTTACCGTTACTATTGAAAATGGATTATACAACATACTAAACTGTACGTCAAATTTTGTTGTATTGTTTGAAACGTTGTATTGTATGTTTGTTGCAGATAAATTATTCGTACCAATTAAACTATTGGAATCTATTAATATTGCCGCAGGGAAGTTAATTACAATTTTTTGTGTTGATACACCTAATCTACTTTTAAGTGATCCAAATAAAGATTTTCCCGCGTCACCTTTAGCGCCTTTAAATCTTGTTTCTTTCTTTCTTTTTGCAATTTCGTCTTTAGATAATAAATCATTTTCTAATTTTAAATCATCTAAGGTTAAAAATTCGGAAAACGGATTTGTTTTAAAATTTTTAGTATCTCTTTGAACTACCTCACTATCTAATGCAAAGTTCGTATTAGTCAATTGACCAGTACCTGTGGTAATTTGATTACCTACTAAATTGTCACTAAATGTATCAGCACCACTCGCAGCCTGACTTGGAACTTTATATTTTGCCATTAAATGTTGGTAATTGTATCAAAGTTTAATGTCTCATCTATATCTGTACGATTTTCTCTAACCTCATAAAGAGTTTCGTTAAAGTCATCTTTGATTTCGAATAAGTTATATTGTCTGTATATGTTATTTTCTTTATCATAGATTGTGTAGATACCTGGAGCAACCGCCTTAGTTTGATTACCATAAAGAGCATTTGCGAGTGTTGATGCATCATGTTCAACCATATCAATTTGTATTGTGGTTGGATTAAAATATGTGTTAGATAATATAATCTTTTGACCTGGACTACCAATAAACGGAACGGTATTTGGTTTATTTGATGGTGCTGATGACGGTGTAACAGTTAAAAACATAAAGTTTGTTGCACCTTCACTATATTGATATCTTACCGATTTTTGTGTTGTTGTGTTTAAGTTTGCTACGACCGGAGTACAATAAAAAGAAGATGTTACTATCTTATAGAAGTTAGGTAATTTCTTATTATCGTTTGGATTAATATATTCAATTCTGTACCCTACTAAACCTTGTGGGGTAAACTTATTTCTATCCTCTGATGGAACATTTGATAAATCTATGACCACTCCTCTAACTGATGGTAATGATGCTAATATTCCGCAATCCGTAATCGTAGTTCTAACTTGTTTTGGTCTTATATAAAGTGTATATATTCCTAAATTGCTAAAATCTGTTGCGTTTATCTTTAAGTTATATAGACCACCTAATATTTCGGTACCTACCGCCGAAGTATCGCTTGTTGTTGTTCCCGTATGAAAAATAGGGGTTAACACTTGATTTGACGTTAATTTCTTTAACGTAACTGGAGTTGTTGCCACCCTATCTAACGCATAATGATATAGAATTTCTACATCATCAGGTGATACATCCGCCGGTCTAACTATTCCATATGATCCTACTGCCATAAACTTTTATTATAAATATAATTTTTATTGTTTTCTAATCTTAAAAAATCCATTTCCATAAACATCTAATTCTAATATACTATCAATTTCGCCCAATCTCAAGTTTTGTTCCATAATACCCTGTCTTCCTCTCTCCACAAATATGTCAGAATAGACAGACGGATCGTCGATAAAACCGATAAAATGTTCATTTCTTGTAATAACGTTGTTGATTACCTCTTCTTTACTGAAATTAGATGTTTCACCTGTTATCATAGTATACCCATCAGCAAAATCCATGTACCATAAACTATCAATAGGGACGCTACTACTAACCAAACTATTACTAACTATTAATGCACCAGTTTCCAATGTATATCCCGTATACAAAGAACCAGTAAAAGTTCCTGTTACATATGATGAGGTGCTTATTGTTGTTTGACCATATTTTCTTAATTCACCAATTTTACTACCACCTATGGTCATATATTTTAAAACAGATGATCCAGTAAAACCCGAAAATTTAGAATTATTTAAATAATCTTGATATATACTACCTGTCGTAAATATGTTACCTGGTACAGTAAATCCCGTGCATGTACCTAAAATATTAACATTATCGGTGATTGAACCTGTGTCAAATAATGTTATGCTTTTTGTGATTTTTTGTTTTGACCATGGTGAGTTTAAATAAACCGAAACATCAAAACTACTAATTCTTGACCCTGTATATGTTTCTACATATGAACCTGTATTTGACGCTGTATAAGGTGTATAATCAAAACCTGTTGTTGGTAAATTACTATATAAAATTCCTTTATTAATTTCTAACGAACCAGTAATCATCGATCCGGTTACATTTTGTCTGACTCCCCACTCTACCGTGAAATCTTGATCGACTATTTTTCTTAATTTATCTGGGTTTGTTGTTCCGTAAATTGTTACAACCGAACCAGATACTTTATATGTAAAATTTACCAACTGCTCAACTTGTTCCATATTACCATCAAAGGATGACATAACACCTAATTCATCGACATTTGATTCGAGTGCAATTGGTATGGTAAAATTTTGATTTATTTGACTATTAAAATTTCTTATTATTTCTTCACTTGTTGTTCCCGTTCCAACAATTAGATTCCAATTATCGCCATCCCATTTATAATATTTACCTTTTGTGTTGTTGATTGCTCTCTGTTCTTCAAATTTCCAAAAAGAACTACTTGGGGATGGTATGTTATTTAAATTTGATTCTATTAATGAACTATATGTACTACCGCTATGAAATAAAACGACATCTTTATCATATGTTATATCTGAATACCACTTTACATCACGTACTAAATGTAAACTTCCTGTTTCATTTGAAGACGGTACCATTCCTGGTATTGGGGCTGATCCAGTATACCAAGATTGCCATTTATTTGTGAAATCAAACCAATATGATCCCGATATTGAATGTAAATTCACATCAGGTATTTGTCTTTTTAATAATGTATATTCGTTTCTTTTCATTAATTTAATATATTTTATGTACAAGTTGTAGACGCATATGTTATAGTATTATAGTCTTCTTCATTAGGTGAACTTAATGAATTAACTTGAAGACAATCTGCAATTGTTTTAGAACCTGTTGTTTCGTACATTACCGATTGAACATCTCCTGTACAATCTATATAAAATACTTCTAATGGAGTGTCTATTACATTAAATGTTACACCTGTTACACAAGAAGGAGGGTTACTATCACAACTAACCACTGCAGATTTAACTATTTTATTTGTTAGTGTTGTATTATCTCTCATAACAAAATACCACGTTCCGTCAGGTATATTTGACCACGTAGCTCCTGTTGATGTTGTATAACCAGTTGTTGTACCTAAAGCGGTAATTTCATCTGGGTAGTAGTATTGGTTATATTGATATGTTCCTGACCCTCCAGTTCCTCCACTAATGGTTATATATCCGATTTGACCAACACATGTATTTGATACGTTAAAATTGACCGGTGAAGGTGTTGGGGTTGGGGTTGGGGTTGGGATGATTACGGGAACTGTGCCTCCTCCTTTTTCATAAAAATCAATTGTAGTTGTGAGATTACTATTGCTTATACCCACTCTTTTTCCTTTTGCCCCATCACTATATTCATATATTTGATATGTTCTTTCGTAGTGATCGAAATCGACTTGGTAATACATGTCATTTTCTTCTGTTATAACATGTGTGGTACTAAAAGGATAATTTGTAAAATCTAAAATACTTCCATCTTTTCCATTAAAGAATTTAGCAGTCATGAAAAATGTATTCATTCCATGATAAAATGGTGTCTTTTGACCTGGCTTATCATTTGTGTTACCTAAAACTTCATATGATAAATTGGGATAGTTAAATGTTTGTCCTGTCCAACCGATTAAAGATGTTGTTCCAGTGGGTATATTAATTTGTGTTATAACGTTATTTTCATTTGTAAATAATATCGTTTGGACCGTTGTTGCGGTAAAACTATATTTGTCTAATGTTACCGTTCCACTTAAATTTATATCTTCTAAATTGCTTTCATCATCAAACCAAAACAAATACATATTTTCTTTGTTTCTATAGTTTGATCCGGTAAAAACCGGTATGTGAATATAGAAAGAAGATGTTGTTGATGTATATAAAAACTTTTCCCCTAATGGTAAAGATAGATTTTTTGAACTAACAAATCTCCTATTTTGTCTTGTTGGTGGTTCACATGTTAATGTAGTTCCGGTATTTGATATTACCGTAGGTGTTTTATAAAACTCTAATCTAAAAAAACTTTCTGTTGATTGTCTTAACATTAGTTCATTTTCTCTCAATGTAATATTAACATTGGTTGACCTATAATCTTGCATGTATGTCGATCCATTAATAAAATAAAAATTAAACCATATATCACTTTGATTTATGGTTAATCCAGTATTAATTACACGATCATATGGTCTATGAATATATCTAACTGTTTCGTAGTTTTTCGCTGGATTTATAATATCCTCCAAAACTTCTTTTTCAAACTCCACGAAATTTTCACTCCAACCTAAGTCAGTTCTAAAATTTTGTTCGGTATTGATGACAAAGTTTAAATTGGTATTATTTTTTAATATTTCCATTAACAATTGGTTTTGTTTTTATAATTATTAAATCCAATTAAACCATCATTTTTATTTGTGTAAGATTTTTCATTTCTTAAATAAAAATTAATATGTTTTAAAACATAGTGCATGTTATTCATAAATGGAAAGTTTGTACCGTTTCCGTCTTGATCTAAAAATCCGTGATCATATAAATCTCTCCATTTCCAAAGTTTTTCATTTTCATCGTAAATTGCATTCTCAGGTAAGTTGATTAATGTGTTAGGTTGTTTTGCGTCAAGTTTTGAATTTTCAATGTATGGTGATAGTTCTCTCAATTTAACCCTGTAATGAGGTTGGTAATAATACCCAACCGTGTTTCCTGTACCAGCTAATGAATAAAAACTATTTAGATCTTGGCTATGATCGAATATTTTTACTCCGCCAACATTTTTTAAATGTGAAAACTTATGATAAGTTTCACTTATAATTCTTTCTTTGATTTCACCTCTATTGTATTCAACAAACGCGCCGGTTAGTACCGAACCTTTTTGTAATGTGTTTCCTTTGGTAAATCCTGTGACTCCGCTGTTTACTGTGAGAGATGATTTTGTTATTCCCGTTTCGGTGTTTCCCGTAAATTGATTGTCTATCCAACTATCATGAAAATTAAATTTATATCCTATCTTAGGTGGGTAGTCAAAAAATCCATTTTCATTTCTAAAAATCATAGTAATATAAACATCGGTCGGTGTATAATTTAAATTGTTAGTTAATCCAGATAATGTGAAAGTTTTTTTAAAATCAAACAAAAGAGATTCTTGTCTATTTCTTTCAACTAATACGTCATCCTCACCTAAAGCATTTTCAAATAATATTTTTCTTTCGTCTTCAAATATTGAAGATTCAAAACCAACTTTATCTAAAATATAATCATCAATTGTTGTTAACGTTTTATGTTTATGTACATAATATGTTGATGTTGTTCCACTTATGTTATTTATGTCCTTACATCTTCTACCTAATACCACCGAACTTAAAGTTGTTCCTGAGGTAAACTCACTTCTAAGAATATTAATTACATATTTTTCTGAGTTATAATTTTCATCTCCCACATTATCTACATAAAATGTTCTAAACTGTTCGGTTGTAGATGTTACGGGTATTGTATAATATGTTTTTCCAGTTGTTGTTCCTGAATATGATGTGTAGGTTCCTCCTGATAAAATTATATATTCTCCTTGTGAAATCCCATGTTCAACAGGTGATGTTAAAGTTACATATGTGTCACCTGTGGTTACTCTAAATGGAATACCGTCACCTGCAACAAAATTATAATTTGTGCCGTCTGAAAGTGTATAGTTCATTGTAAATCCAGTATCCTGACCATAGACATATGTTAAATATAAATTCCAATTTTTATATGGCGCTTCCATCGATGTTGTTGAGGTGTGACCTGTATATCTATTATTATCTAATACATTTACCGTTGGTGCTGTAATTACTGAACCTCTACTTGGTGTTGATACTTCTCTTAACACATCATTTCTTAAAAATGCAAATTCATTATATGGTACAAACCCTAATTTATCTCCAGTACCGTCTCCACATAAATAAAGATTTTTCAATAGTGGAACATAGTCTGTATAACCATTATACATGTTTCTAAAAACCATTTTTATTTTACCATAAATCTTATAATTGACACTTTTGTTTCTTTCTTCATTAAATAAATCAGCTAAGTTTAGGACAATATCTTTATCACCTTCTCTTAATAATGTTTCGTCATTCTCTAACTTAACACTAAGATTTAGATCTTGGTCATCTGCCTTAAAGTACCTTTTACTTGGTAATAATATTTCTTTCTTTTCCATTTTTTATTTTATTTTAAGGACAATCTACTCCTGCACAACTAGTTAATGATGTTGAGAATTGACCAGCTGTACCAACTATTCTTCTATATCCAATAGGTCCACTTCCATAATATCCAGCAGGAACAGGGAATAAAGTTGATCCATTACTTACAAACATCTCTGTTGCCGCGTCAAAATAACTAGTGCCTCCATTATCATCCACCCAGAACTGAGTAACTATTTCATAACCATCAGTTGGAGTGAAAACAAAATTACCCGAACCATCTGTATATAAAACAGAACCTTGACAACAAACTCCAGTGTTAGGAGCGTTAGATGTATTATAAGCATATTCAAGTGCAGGAATTGAAACGTATGTAGGTCCTGGTGGTGGTGTAGGGCATAAATTACAATTTGTTCCAAGATAAGTCTCTCCATCTCCTAAATCAATATCATATGTAGGACCAAATGTAAATCCAGTTAATCTAATACAAACATAATTTCCTAAATCAAATACTGAATTTAATACTTGATCAACAGTAACTCTTACTGTTCCTGCATTTCCACCACTACAATAAACTGCAGTGTAATATTGATAAGATGGACTCGTTGTTGTCGGTGTAGGTGTTGGTGTATTTGTCGGTGTAGGTGTTGGTGTATTTGTCGGTGTTGGTGTAGGTGTTGGTGTTGGTGTTGATGTGGATGTGGATGTACTTACCGATGTTGTTTCACATTCTAATAAATTGAATGCTCCGTTAGGACCAAATAAATCAATAAATTTATCTAATCCAGTTTTACCTACGTTTAATCCAAAATAAAATTGAAATGGTGTTGATAATATTTGTTTTGTTGTTCCGCTATAATAATCTTGTCTTTGTGGAATTATCAAATCGGTTGTTGATGACCATGGAATTATTTGCCAAGTTCCTGCAGCACCATAACGAATATGTAATGTTCCCGATGTGGGATTTTCAATAGTTCCTCCCGTTACTCTTAAAACAGAAAATCCGGGATATTCTATATTGTACTGTGTATATTCAGTAGACGCACCTGAATAAATAATATCATATTCAACCACGTCTGTTATATTTACGGATGTATTACCCGTAACACCTGGATTTGTATTTGTTATTGGTAATAGTAAAAATTTATCAGAAGGATCATTAGGGATATCGGTTAAGTTATAACCGTATGTCATACCTTGTAATGGTTTTGTAATTACATTATTATAATCCCAACCTTGATTACTTCTGTTAACCCCCCCTGGTCCAAAACCTTCACCTCCTTTCTCCCATAAGTAAAATGGTACTTCTTGTGTTGAATCGTTTAATCTATCGTTTAAACACGATCTAATTCTTTGCCCATCTTCATCTAATTCTAATGTAACGGGTAATGGTCCCCAATCACCTGAAGTTCCTCCTGTATATCCAACTTTGAAAAATGATTCATTATCTTCGGGATCTAAAAAATCAAATCGATATCCTAAATATTTTGGGTTTTCCAAATCAAACTGATCAATACCTGCTTCATTATTTGTTGACACTAACTGAAGTATATCTCCGTCTAATACTTTATTTAACCCCGCATTAAAAAATGACTGATTACTAAAAAATAAATCTAAATTACCATTTGCATTTGCGGTGTCCATTCTATAGTTAATTGCTAATCCCAATAAATCACCCAAAGATTGTTGTGACGTTGCACCAATAGATCTAGCAACAGAGCAGTTCGGATCTAAAGTTTTATCAATACAGATTTCTTTTATAAATTCATCTCTAGGCCCTAAATCTACAATTGTTGTTGGTCTATTTAATTCTTCTTTATTAAAACCAGATGTAGTATTAAATGATGACGATCTGTAATAAAATCTTTTTTGATCAAATACGAATCTAACTAAAGTTCTACAATATTTTAATACGCCTTGTGATGTTGCGGTTGCGAGTTTTCTTAATTTTTTAACTTTAAATTGTGTAAAATATAATGATCCTGATAACCAATTATCAATAAATCCATAATTTACGACCCCACCACAAAACATTTTACCAACTCTTTTTCTTCTAAAATATTCTCTTAATAATCCAGTTAGTCTTCTCGATGTTTGAGTACCTGGCACTATATAAAAAACACCATTTATAAATTCACTTCTTGTACTTGGAGTTGCAAAACCGCCATCCTCATTATAATCTTCGCAGTTGAAGTCTCTAATACCTGTGGTAAATGGTGAAAAATTACCTCCGCCGATTGGATATGGGTAATAAGATTGCGGAACATGAGCTTCTCCACCATAAATTGCTGTTGATATTAAAATATCTCCGGGTGATAGATTTGCAACATATTTTCTACCTATATTTTGTGGTAAATAACTGGCTGAAGATCCACAACCTGTAAATGCATTAGTGTTAGTATTATCCACAACAAAATAACCGGTTACTAGACTATCGTCATATAAAGTATCATATAAATCACAACCAGATGAACCGGTGTATGACGATGCAAAACCTCCTCCAGATGTCGCCGTTTCATCCGAACATTCAACACATTCTGGATAATTTATTAAACTTAATTTGGCTGTATTATTTATTTGTAATCTTGTAATAGCACCTCTTAAACTATCGCTACCTCCTAATGAAATTACGATTTCCGCCAAAGCGTTACCAATAAAAATTGTAATATTTAAAAATTGTAATGTTAAAAATTTTATTACAAAATCTAAAGCTAATAAAAAATCTGCGATTAGTAATGAGAATGTATAATTTTTAACTCCGAAATTGGTTGGGGGTGTTACTTTATCACCACAATCTTCTTCTTCTGATGGTAATATTTCATTAATATTAGCAAAGTTATATTTCGTGTTCGGATTGAAAGCTGATGTAAATACTCTTGATAACGCGTCTTGACCGATGAAATGGCTATGAAATGACGAAACGGTATAAACTTTATTATAATTAAATCTATAAAAATAATCTTTTGGTTTAAATTGGCCGTTTTCATTATTAAGTATTAAAGATTGTGCATCTGCTGGATATCCACTATAATCTAGTCCAAAATAATACGATTTATCTATATCATTATCATATTCCCTAATATTTGGAACTAAAAAATCAGCGTTAGCTCTAGCCCTATCTAATCCATTGTCATTTAAATTGAATCTAAATCTATAACATGCCGAAGTTGCTATTCCTTTATTAAAGTCATTTGTATACTCATTCTCACCAAACTCATTGGTAATAACATAATCCATATTCATTTCTAACGGTAAAACAAATCCTCCATCGTCTGGTATGTCTTCGTCGATTGGCAAATATTCTAAAAAAGGTCTTCCTAAATCATCCTTTACGGGTTTAAATCTTAAAGCCTCAATGTTAGCTGATTTTGTAACGAGATCACATTTTCTACCCATCTTTCTTCTCGGAGTACAATTTTTATTAACGGAGTTTTTTGCAGAATCACCAAAAACACCGCCAATCAAATATGCTGTTGGTTTAATATTAACTCCTCTATCAGATAAATCAAAATCAGTTCTAGTGATACCAATTTCACATAAACTTTCATTACCCCAAAATGGATAAACTTCGATTAATCTATCAAAACTTACAATTTGTGGTAACGAATCTAAGTCCTCTGATGATTTAAATGTGTATTTGTTTTTAAATCCATCAACACCGATACCTAATCTTTGTAGATCATATGGCCTTAATGAGAAACAACCGATGTCAGATAAATCGACATCAACATGTATTGTTTGATTACCTACCGGTACCCCCCATATCATGAAGTCACCTGCGGGGTTCGTTTTTACAGTAAACTTGTAATATTTTTCATATACCTCTAAAACTTCTTCTCTACTTAAAATATCACTTTGATCTGGGAATGTACCCGTTGGAGCATGTCCACCATGTTGTTGTCTTGATGGTAATAAGTTATATCTGTAATTGTTATCATCCTTATCGGTTACCTCTTTGTACGGGTATAAGGACGAGATTACGGGGTCATTCTCATCTTCTGTGGAAAGGGGTATAAAAATTGAAACTCTAGCATTTCCAAGGCCAAAACCATTGTTTGCGGTAACTCTACCACAAACCACCCCATAGTCAGAACATATTGAGGTATATATTTCTTGTTGAGAGAATTTTAAAGATAAAATCTCCAACACATCAAAATCTTGTTTTAACTCCACTGTGATCTTTTGATCGATCCCTAAATTGGTTGAAATTCTATGTTTTTGCATAATTCTTATAATAAATAGAAAGCATACGATTTTCTATTATTATAACGAAAAAACATTTTAGTATGTAGCCGTTCCTAAAGTTTTAGTTCTCACTCTAATATCTACATTTGGGAATCTAATTTGAAATATCTGATTAGATTTCATAAATATAATACTGTCGGATTGAGCAATTTCTTTTGTATTTGCGTCTTTATACGTTTGAGAAACTTGTGCCGATGAATATTCACCACCGATTTTGTTAAAGACTCTTGTCTCAATAACATTTACAACTCCAGATACATTACCCATAATTTTGTTTAGGTCACCAATAAATAACGGGTCACCCATTTTGCGTTTACTGATATCAAAATAAGAAACTACATTATCGATCACTGTTTGTACAACATCCGTTTGGTTTGCGTTTTTATCTATGTTTAAGTCAACTTCCAAACCTAAATCAATAACTTCACCACTTACGATGTCAATAAAGTCATTAATCATTTTATATTCTGAAAGATATGATAAAATATTACTTTTTAATGTAGTAGAAACGGTATCCGTTAAATTGCCCTTTTCATCATATGATAATAATTTAATTCTAACTTTATTATCTTCCTCCATTACATTTACTTTAGCTGGCGCACCATATGTTGATGGCATTGTTTCGATTAACGACTTATAATCATTTAAAGTTACAGCTCTATTTTGTGCTGCAAAGTTATATGACACCATATTACGTATTTCTTCTATTGTTGGAGCATCTGCACCACCAACTGCTGGGGTTATATTCACAACTCTAAGTGATCCTACAACTTGTGAATTGACTGACGCCACAGGTCCAGAAACATTAAACTCAACATCATCCACATTCGTAATTACATTAACACCCAAGTTACTATCCTTACCACCACCAACTCTATACCTAACAAATAATGTTGTGTTAAGTTTTGGTGTTTGACCTAAAGATAAGTTATTCAAATAGCTCGCCAAGTTCACCTTCAAATCTCCGGTCATATAGTTGTCCAAATTGTCCAATGGATTGACCGTACCTGATCCAAATGTTAATGAAAAATAATTTTCAGGTGTATATTCTGTAACAAATTTATTATTAACATCAATAAATGTACCTGCAGTAAAATTATTGGTATCCGAAACCGCAGTTGGGTTGGGAACAAAAACTTTATTTTCGATTAATGATTTTACTTCATACCACTTATTGGTGGTGCTGTTAAACTCGCTTGTGGTTGGATTACTCGCAAAGTTTGTACCATCTTTATGTATAACCGATGTAACACCTAAGACATTTTGTTCTGGTAGATATAATTTTAAGAATGGTTTTTGATCTATTTGATTAATAACTCTTCTATATATTTTTGTGATTCCGTTAACAACCGCCTCTCTTTTTGTGATTGTATATGATACTAATCTATTATTTGAGTCAAAATTAGGAATTTTTAATCTATTAGGCTCTCCTCTTTTATTGAACGGTATTGAAAAATCAATATCATCTACCGTTTCAAATATTTGACCGGCTCCTGAAACTTGGGCTCCGCTTTTTAATAAACCCAAATATCTAGTATCTTCCTTATCTCCTCTAACCGGTACTGTAATTGAAAAATCACATAATGCAACTGAGGGTCTCACACCAGGTAGTCTTAAACCATAAGTTTTGGCAATATGAAACAGTGATTGTCTTTGTTGCGCAAAATCCAACATAGTTTCTTGCCAAACTCTATCAATATGAAAATGTAGATTATCCGCAACCGCAGCATTAATATCTAATAACACAGAATAAATCGACGCATCGTTAAAGTTCTTAACTAAATCTGGATAGTAATCTTTGGTTAATGTTACCAATTCATTTCTTAATCCTTGGAAATCTCTGGTTGCGTATGATATTTGTTTGCTCATCTTATATGTTTAAAATTATAAAGTCGGATGTTGAAAATGATCCGTTATTAACGGTATAGTCTATTTTCACTACCGCAGTATATGGTTTAGTCGATTCGTCTGAAACCCTAAATAATCTTTCATCTTCTTCTTGTGAGAAGCTTCTACCTTGATTTGGGTCATCTTCAGCTGACATTATTGAAATGGTATTAATATCCAAATTTGGAATGAACTTCTTAACTCCTTCCCTTATTTCCTCTTCTATTAAATTGTGGGTAATAAAATCATTTTGATCAAAGATAAATTCGTATATTCTTGTACCGAAATCTGGTAAATAATACCTACTACCTCTCCTTGTTAATATAAGATGTATTAAGTTAGCTCTAACCTCCTTCTCGGGGATTTCTGTCATGTTCAGATAATCTCCCTTAGGACTGTCTTTAAATGGATAATCAATACCGTATGTTGTCGCCATATTCAATAAATATAAACAAACACAAAATGGTTATGTATCCTCTTTCAATTTTGTATTTCCTTTGATTGTACGAGGTGGGTCATATGGACAATTTGAACATCCGTTGGAACAACAGTACCCTCTCTTCTGTAAAAAGAAAGAAGTCAGGACCATAAGCCCCGACTTCTCATCTATGTAGTAATCTACTCCTTCCTCTAATTTCATTAGATACTTGTTACATCACATTGTGCTCCACTACAAGCTTGTGCCGCATAATCAGAAATATTCTTGTATTGTGGTTTATCCAAAATGGTGCCAAAATCAACTTCTTTAAATTGGCGAGTAATGGTTTCCCACTTATAGAATAAGTGTACGTCTTTCAAACAATAAACCATTTTCTTTAAATCACCTTTGAAGTAATTCTTTGCAAATTTCTTTGCTCTTGAGATCCAATATTTCTTTAATAATACTTGTTCTCTTGTTCCTGTTACCGGAATTGAATCGTCTAATAAAGTATCTGTAGCCAACCATAGGTTATTTTGGAAATAATGTAAGCCGTCAATGATTAAACCTGAAGCTAGTATTGAACCTTTACCATATGTTTCCACAATTTCATCAAGATTTAAAACCGATGTAAATGGTGCTTGGTTGAAATCTTTATCTCCGTAATCTGACATGAAGCTAACCGCAGTAAAGAAATCTCTTTGTTCCCAAATGTATTCAACAATCGCATCTTTGTCATCAATGATAACCGTACAAGATGTATTGTGATTTACTGGCATGTAAGCACACAATTCAGGATTTGTACCGGCATTTACCCAATGTTGTTGAACTAACTTAATCAATTCAAGGTGTTTAATTCCTTTCATGTCTTTTTTGAATAGACCAACTTTTGGATTTTCTACTGGAACAAATACAACATAATCTGATTTAGTTGATGACCATACACTCTCCTCTAATAAGAATGACATATTATCTTCTAACCATTTTGCGGTATTACTTTCTTTGTTCAATTGCATAATACGGAAATACTTTTCAGAATGTTCAGGGTGAATACCTGACGCAGTTCCCAATACAACTGATGCGTTACCTGATGGTTTTACACATGTAGTTCTCGCAGCTTGGTTAATGCCTATAACTGCCGCTAATTCTTTATTAGCATCTTTTACTGCTTGTGCACCTTCTTCTAATAATTCAGCATTAAACAATTTAGGGTTATTCATCCAGCCTGTAATACTAACGCCTAATAAAGCTTCTCTTTCGAAAATTGCCTTACTTGTTTCACCTAAATAAGGGAAGTCAGTATAACCCGCTTGTAATGTACCTAAGAAAGATGCGTCTCTACAAGCCTTTAAAAACTTTTCTTTTGTTGTTGCCTTTTCAGCATTTATTTCTGTTAAGTTACAACCTTGAATACCAAATTTAGATTTGTTGTCTTTTACATATTGCTCAACTTCATCATATTTGATTTTACCAAAATCAATTGTGTCTAATACAGGTATTTTTAAAATCTCAAAACATGGATTGAACATGTCAAACCAACTATTAGCAAACACGAAACCAATATCATTTGCTCCGTCGTTTAATTGTACTAGATAATTGAATTGATCTTTTTTAACTTCACTTCTTAATAATAAAACCGAGTTATTACTTCTACCTCTTTGTGGATTCTCCATTCTCCAGTTTCCGGTCTTAGCATGAATCATCTCGTCATCATTAGGATCAACAATCATATTTAACGCTGAACGTCTAACACCGCCAGATAATACCGCATCGGCAGAATGACAAATAATGTCAAACGCTAAAATAGGACGGATTTTTTCTCCTTCTGTTGCAATCCATTTTTCAATTAATTGTTCGATCTTTTCTAATGATTGTTTTAAACCATCAGGGCCAGGTGCTTTAAAGCCTCCGCTAATGAACGCACCTTTCTCGCGAATTAAAGAATAATCTAATTTAACTTCGTAACCAGCATATTCTGGGAACGGTTGGTCGTCAACGAAATAAGATGATAATAATACACCTAATGCATTTGCCCAACCTTCGATTGAATCTTCAATATAAAAAGTCTTTGTACCTAAAGTTCTTTTTTGTATTCTACTTAAATTGTTTACAAAAGGAATTAATAAACCTCCACCAAATCCACAACCTGATAATGCAAGATAGAAAATCTCTTGGAACACTCTATTACGTGCAATGTGTCCTGATGTACAGTTAAACATTCTCGTATTATGTTTCATAATTTGTTCATGTCGATATTGCAAATTTCTTTGCGATGCTAACACCGCTTGGTCTTTCATACTTTCAACAGCACTTTGTAAATACGGTTCAATAGCGTCAGCATATTTTACATATTTTTTTCTGTGTCCATCGATGATGTTTTCACAAGCATCTTCCCACGTTTCATAACGACCTTTATCCTCTAACCATTTGAAATAATCTGAGTGTAACTTCAAGTCACTCAGAAATTTTTTACCTTTCTGCATTTGTTCTTTTTTCTTTATTTTGTGTTTATTGTTTAGTTGCTACCTGTTGTCGCCTCTTAAATGCTTCTGCCGCTCTGTTAGCATTTATTTGGACTTTTTGCTCTTCGTGTCCCAACAATGTATTTTGAGACTCCGTATCAATAAGAAGGAACTCGTTATTGAATTTACAGTTTTGGAAAACAACACCATCTCTACCAATACGTGATTTTAATAACGTAAGTGTTGCCAAATTGTGTTCTTTTTGTTCTAACGTTTTACCGATAGATAATATAACGTGAGCAATTTGTGCTTTCTTAATTGAACCACCCATTTGGTCACCTGTCACAACTTCAGACGAAATTGATTCACGGTTGCCTTGTGTTGCGGTCCATATTGCCATTTCAAATTCAGATGTCATTGACTCTAAACTTCTCATAACAGATCCTTCACCTTTCCATTCTTCTCCATTAGCTGATTTATCAGTTGATACGCAATCAACATAATCCAATACTAATAAGTCAACTTTTTTACCGCCCTCTGAGTTCATCTTTCTGATTTTATTTTTAATTTCAGAAACAGTAACATTATCACTAGCTAATTTTAATAACTTTAAACTACCCTTAGATTTAGCCTGTGCCTCTTCTACTTTCATCTTAACTTCATCTTTAAAATCAGGTTGTGAATCTGGAGCAATTTCTGTCCAAATCGTATAGTGTTTTCTTTTAATATTACCTGGATTATCCTCAAAGAAAATTTGCACAACATTGTAGCCTAAGTTATAAGCGGTGTTCGCAAACTTTGTAAGTAAGGTAGTTTTACCGGTACCCGTAGGTGCTAATACAACCCCCAGTTCTCCGATCCCAAGACCGCCTTTAAGTAAGTTGTCGATACCCACAATACCTGTCGGTAATGGGTGTCTAAAGTCCTTCTCTAATGCTCCATCGATATCATGAAATACATCTGTTGCTTCATCGTTGGCTAAACCAACTTGTAATGCTTTTTGGATGATTTCCTCAATTTTGTTATAAGCCTCAAACTCACCACTTTCAATAATGCTCTGTACACTTTTTAACTCTCTTTTCAAGTTTTGTTGTTTACAGAAATTAAGTGCTGTGTCTTTTACGTATTCAATTTGAGACTCGTTATTTTTAATTGCTTCTAATGTATCTACGTGAATTTTAGAGGAATCTTTGTTACCGCCTTCGGCCATGATTTTCTGTGCCAATGTATTGTAATCGGGGATTTTGTTGTAATTCTTATACAACTCCTTTGTATTTTCCATAATAAATCTAAATGAGTTATTATCAAAAAACTTACTCTCTAATACATCAATAATTGTTTCTCCGTACTTCTTATCTTCAATAATTGCTTTGATAAGGGACTGTTGAAACGAAAATCCCAAATACCCAAAATTCCTTTCTTCCATAGTGTTTATTATATATTGTTTTTTCTTATAATTCGTATCCTAAATAACTTGTTTCCAATTCTTCCGAAGACAGGATGTCCGTTAGATCGGAAAGAATTCTCTTCAATCTTGGACGGATATCTACTGTGTATCTCGCCTTTGGATGATAAACATATGCGGGAAACAGTCTTTGAATAAATACATCGTCCCCTAACTTAATTTCCAATAAAAAATGTTCTTTTTCTTGTGTTAACGTCTCATCCACAACCTCCGAATGAAGGATATAGTTTTGATTTTCGCATAGATAATTGGAACTTTTTATTTTCAAATCTTCCATAAAATCTTCACAAATATTTTTTACATAATAATGAAGATCTAATGATCGTCTCGCTTGGTCAACGTGATCTCTAACGTTAAAAAATCTTTGACATACGATATGTCCTTCTAAAGACAAAAGAAACTCGAATTTTGTGATGTTCTCTTGGTTTTGGTAATCTCTACTCATAAGGTCTTACTTTAATTGTTTTTTTTATATTGTTTTTTATATTTTTTTCTTTTCTTGTTAATCTTAGAAAAGGGTTTAAAAAATTAATCCACGCATCTTCTGATTTTGGTAGAACATTAAAAAGTCCATCTTCATTCATCATCTTCATGGCATTCTTGTACGATCTTCCTTCTTGGTCTAATGATTCACTAATCAGTAGGTTAATAACCTCTTTTGCCTCGTCTGTTAAAAATGGTTCATCCAAACTTACTATCCTGTTGTTTACGTCGAAGAATTCCTCACCTAGAACACCGTGTTTTGTTACACCCGTCAATAAATTAGCAATTGACTTATTGTGTTTGTCTTGTTCAAATAATAGGTTACACTTATCTTTAACCTGATCAACCGTAATTGGTTGATTTCTTAGTTCAGGGACAAAAGACAATAATCTTTTTAATCCCATTCCTCTTATTCCTGCTATGTTATCTGATGCGTCACCACAAATCATTTTTACCAATCGAACATTTTCGATAAGGATTTCTTCGTGATCGTAAACGATTATATCATTTTTTGAATATAATTTCCTGTGTGAAGGATTGTAAACTTGTGTGTTTTCTGAAACGAGTTGAGTTAAGTCCCCGTCTGATGAATAAATAATTTTTCTTTCGTCAGGTGAGTTTTGAGTATAGTAAGCGATGTTATCATCGGTCTCACAATACTCAAATTCTCCTTGTCTGACATATAACTCCTCAAGATACTGTTTGATACGTTCTCTTTGGTAGTTATAAGATTGTAAATCTTCTTCTGTTCTAACTCTTTGTCTTCTGTTTTCCTTGTAGTGAGAATATATTCTTCTTCTATTTTGTGATCCCTCAAAGCCATCCCAAAAAACAACAATCTTGTCTAGTTGGTATTCCTCAAAAGATCTTCTTAAGGTGTTTAGAAAGTGGTAGATACCACCTATATGTGTTCCTTTATAAAACACATTCTTCGCTCCGTAATAACCAATAGTTAATAGATTATCACCATCAACAAGTAAAACCGACATTTATTAAATTTAAAGATCACTATCTTCTGTTACAACTTCTACGTCTGTGATGTCTGTAACATTAACACCTAACATCTTACTGATGTAATCACCACTTTCTTTTTTATAATCCTCGATAGATTTCTTTTCTTCACCATCTTCTCTACCTGGCATAAATCCATGTGATGTAACCAAGATACGTCCATCTTCATACCCTAAACCATTGATGTGGTTTTTCATAATTGAGATTTTTGTTCTTGTTGCAATTTTTACTTTTCTCTTATCTTTTGTGATAGAGATTTTTGTTGTTCCAGCTCCTTTTTGATTTCCAAATAAGAATACGATACTCGAGTTTAACCAAATTGCTTCTCCACCTTTTGCTTTAATCTTCGGTTGTCCGAAAGGATTATCTGGCAATTCTACCCAAGGTTGGTTAACAATGATTAACGTGTTCGTATAAGGCTTATCTGTTCTTCTTGAACCTGAAATACGTTGGTTGATGCCCATTCCAATTTTGTCAGCTAAAACTGACGCGTTGTGTTGTTTACCACCTTTACCATCGTAAGTCATTTTACATGGAACCGAACCTACTGAATCCCATAAGATTAATAAATCGTGAGGTAAATCTCCTTTCTCTTGTGCGTCTATTAGTTCATTGATATAATCAGTGATTTGTTCAATGTACTCAAAGTCGCTGTTAAAAAGATAATCTCCATTTCTATCAAATCCCATCAATTCAGCG